CAAAATTAACTATAAAGGATTCTTCTATTTTGTTTTCCCTGTCTGCCCTTACCTTTTGTAAGTAAGATTCAGAAACATTATTTTTATTTACAAGTGTTGAGTTAATAATTCTTGAATTCTCAATTTTGGAAGTCCATATATGACAATTTTCGATTATTCCATTTATATTTGAATCAACTATCTGAAATCCCTTTACGCGAGAACCATTAATATTTGCATCTTTAATTTGGAATGTTCCAAATTCAGTGTCCCAATTAAACTTACATTTTTTGATATTGCTTTCAAGAATTAATTTAGAAACATGATCACGCATTTGAAACCATTGTGTTTCAATTAATTGATGCCCTTTATTTAAGTCAATATAAATTACGAAATCTTTATATGTTGATTCAAATAAATCATATTTGTAATAACATTTTCTAAAAATTCTATACTCTTCTGTTAAACGATTTAATTCATGAATCATTGAATTAGTATACTCTTCGGCATTTAATACTTGATATGTAGTAAAAACATAGTACTCAAGAATTTCATAAATTTCTTTTACTCTCTCTGAATATTTGTAGCCACCAATATAATTAAATGTAAGTTCTCCTTTTGTTTGTTCAGTTAGGTCAATTCCATAAAATGTATCAACTGGCATCTGAAATTCATTAATTAAATTGACAACATTTGATGCATTTGAACTCATATTGAATGGAATTATCTTTTTAACTGATAAAGCTAAAGGAGAATTCTTCATTTCTGGAAATCTTTGATAAATGTAACCCTCATCCATTTTAAGAATTAATTTACCAATATCCATATGAGAAATATTTGTAAGTGTTTGAAGTTCACTACTATAATTTAAATTTACTTTCATTAGAGTTGATTTATCTAATGAAGCATTTTCATTTATCCAAAAAAGAATAGTATTCAAAAATGTAGAAACTTCATTATATTTTTGTTCTCCTATTTTAAATTGATAACGAGGTCTTTTTCCTTCATATTCCTTTAATAAAATACAGGTTGAAAAGGTTGGTTTTATATGGTCCTCATTGGTAATAACAACATTCTTTCCTGAGATCTTTTGGAGATCTTCAATAATAAATGAAGATTCTTTTGAACAATAGAATTCAAATACAAACCCTAACATTGCTGCATCATAAACTTCTTTTGAACTATATGTTTTTGCTCTTCTCATATTTTTATATAAATTTTCGTATCATTAATGCTGGTATTTCTTCATTATAAACTTCTCTGCACAATTTAGAAAGTATTTTTCTTTCCAATTCATTATCTCTTACTATAATTGTATGTAATCCGATAGAAGTATGTTTAGCATTTAAATTATATAGATATTTTTTTAATTTGTTAAATGCATCATTTGTTTCTTCATCGCTTCCTCCGCCTACATGAACATAAGTTCCTTTAACCCCATATTTTTTAAATAAATGATTCATAAATCCATCTCCTGAATGATGAACTAATTTAAATGGGGGTTGTCGCCATTCATTCTTATGAAAGTGCATTGTGTGATCAGAATAATTTTGTAAAATATTATCTACAATATTATCGACAATATCATCTCTATGTTTTGGTTGAAATACTGATTCATTAATTGGATCGAAATATTTTATATGAAATCCGTTGCCAAATATTCCAACCATTGTTTGCGCAATTAATTCTTTAATGGCTGTTTCTAATTCTGTTCTTGGAAGATCATAAACGATAACTCCTGATTGTTTAAGTACTTGTTTAACAGGATATAAATTTTGAAGTGGATTTATGCCCTGTTCTTTTACTAAAATTGACATTACATATAATCCAGGTCCTACTTTTTTATTGTATTGATTAAATGAATAATCGATTGTGTCCCATGCTTGAGTTATTTTATGGGGACCCTCATGAAATAAAGGCTCGAAAAAACTTAATGCTTTATTTTCTAAAAGATCTAAATACATTTGTTGAGCTAATTCTTCAGCAATTTGTTTTTTATCTTTAGGTTTTAATACATCACCTACAGATTCTGAAATTTGCCCACTTTCTATAAATTGTGTTATAAGTTTATGCCATTTATCATCAGGCCCATAACTATATCTTGAATTTCGAAGTTCGTTTCTTAATTTTTTTATTATAATATTACTTGGAAATGGACTACCATATTGTAGCATAAATTTCATTTTTCCTGGCCCTGTGTTATCACTAAATAAAATATGTTCAATTGGAAGTAATGGCTTATTTGGTTTATTATCCCAGCTTTGATATTTCCATGATATAGGTTTATTTAAATCTAAATATCCTTTATCTACTAAATTTTTAATATTTTTAATGGATCCTCTATGTATTATATAAATCATTTCGGACTCACTAGGTTTTATATCTGTCTTATTTAAGAATTCATCTAATAATTTTCCCTTTAAAAACGTAAAAATGCTAGCTCCATTTTTCAATTTGTGATTAATATCAGCACCTTTATCAACTAAAAACCATACCATTTCAGGATTTATAAAATTCGCATTATGCCCTACTTGATTTGGACTTAATGAAGCGAATAAAGCGGTATATCCTTCTTTATTTTCCAATTCCATATCTGCACCATTGTCCAATAAAAATTTGACTGTTTCCAAATATCCGTGTTTAGCGGCATAATAAATAGGTGTACTTCCATTTCGATCCTGATAATTTATGTCTGCACCTTTATCTAGTGCCCATTTTGCTAAATCTGTAAATCCGTTTTGAGAAGCTCTTTTTAATAAAACATTTGTTAATTCCTTTGGAAGATCTAAAACACCATCGTTTGCCAATAAAAGATGCTGGCCATTTTTAGATAAGAATAAAAGTAGACTCTCATCAGTAGTTACAGATGATGACCATGATACTGCAGAACTATATGATGCTCCTCTTTTTAAAGAATCAAAAACACCTTGTAAATTTTTATGTTGAACAGCTTGTTCTAAATGTTCAGTTGGATGAGAAAGTGGACCTACTATTTTGTAATCTGGATGTTCATCAAGATTTTTTTCAATTTCTTCTTCTGTTTTTCCCTTTAATAAATCTCCAATAGATTCTTTTACTTTTCTAATATTTTTTCTTGCTGGTTCTATTGCTGGTCTTCCTCCTTTGTTACGCATTAAATTTATAAAATCATTAAAATCTTTGATGATATAATAATCATATCTACCTTTATCATTTGCAATTCCTAAAACTACCTTTCCATTGTGTTGTTCATAGTGAATTCTATATCCCATATAGTTAAAAGAAATAGGCCATTCTCTTGGATCAAATCTAAAAAAGAAATTTTCTACGGTTGTTGAAACTTGCGGGGACCAATTAGTATAGTGTGTAGAAATGTAAGAGACAATTTTAGCATATAGAGGATTAATATCTTTTAAATCATTATATAAATCTTCTTCTGATTTGCCCTTAAATATTTCGGATTCAGTTATGAATTTAGCCTTCACTAATCAAGTTTATTTTATATATCAAATTTCTAACAATTTCGAAGTTTAGAATATATAAATAAAAATGCTTAAATGATTCGAGAAATATACAATAGAAATCCTAGTGATCCTAATTTCAAGTATGGTGTTTTAGAACATTCAGATCCTATTGAGAGCATTATATCCAAAATAAAAATGATACTTGGAACAAGTCAGGGACAAGTTCTGGGAGATTTAAATTTTGGTGTTGGATTAGAGGATCTTATTTTCGAAACACGTATAAACAAAATGGAATTAGAGGAAAGAATCAAATCACAAATTATGCAATATGTGGACGAATCAAAAGATTATCAGATAAGTCCTAGTGTTTCTTTTGGCAAGGCAAAAGAGGGATATGATTATGCGGTTGTTGACATTTATATAAACAATCAAAAAGTAATTGGAGTATTGATACAATAAATGAGAGCACAAAAAGTATATGAAGCTTTAGGGGATATTTTTAAACCTAAACCCAAAGAACAAATAAAACAGGAATACTGGGATATTGTTCAAGGAGATACATTTAATCCAGTTGTATTTCGAAAAGCAAAAAATGGTGAAGAGGTTAGACTTTTTCACAAAATAAAATTTCCTAAATTTAGAGTAGAATATGCAAAAAAAGGAAACCGAAAGATAAACGCACAAGAAAATGATTATGTTGTTACAGGATTTATATTTGTGGAAGAAATATACAATGGACAATTATATTGGGAATGGAAAATACCAGAATGGACATTAGATGGAAAATTGGCAATTGAATATGATTGGTACAAACCTGGAATGGAAATAGATCCAATAACACCTGAAGAATTTGATAAATTACCAGAAAAAGATTAAAAATAAAAAATATAATGGCAAATAATAACGACCAAAAATTTGAGTTCTTTAAGACATCACGAATTCGTTTTAGTGAATTGTATCAAGATGCGCTTAATTTCATAAAGGCTTCATATGAAGATATAGGGCAATATTTTACAATGGCTTCTCCAATGGGGCAATTGTTACAAATTACTCTTCATTTTGGTAGAATGATTCTCTTCTACATTGAAGATGCTGTAACAGAATTAAACATAAATACTGCTTCACGTCCTGCTAGCGTAAAAGGTATTGCTTCTCTAACTGGTCATAACGCTTCAAGAGCAATGGCTGCAAGAGGAACTTTACGTCTAACCTATAATGGAGAAAAGATTAATATGTATGGAAATACTGTTGCCATTCCAAATTATACACAATTAACTTCTGTAACTAATGGTCTTATTTATACTATCGTTCTTCCTGGTGAAGAAATTCGTTTAGATCTAACTAACATCACTAATTTTATAGATGTGAATGTGATGCAAGGAAAGCTTGAATATCAACAAGCTACCGGAACCGGAGACCCTCTTCAATCTTACAATTTCCAAAATAAAAAAGGAGCAGGAATTGACAATTATTTCGTGAATGTTTATGTTGATGGAAAACGTTGGGAAAATCGAGATTCTATTATTGACATGGGATTTAATGAGGAGTCTGTTATGGTTAAAACAGGACAAACAGGAGGCATAGATATTTTCTTTGGAACAGGATATAATGGTAAACCACCAAGAATTGGGTCAACAATTTTAGTTGAATATTTGTTAACTGATGGAGAACCTGGAAATATTAAAACGCCTGCGACTGAATCCGAGGCTAGTTGGAAATTTGTTACTAGAGGTTATGCATTAAATGGAGAAGATATCGATTTGAATAAAATTTTAAAAGTGTCGATTAAGAATGACATTCTTTTTGGAACTCTTGAAGAACCACTTTATCTAACAAGATTGTTAGCTCCTCATATGTCAAGATCATTTACACTTGCAAATGCAGACAATTACATCTATTTCTTACGCAAATTAAATATGTTTACAATTGTAGATGCAATTCCTGGATTTGCGACATTTGAAGATAAATATGCGTTAGACAAATATAACCAAGCAAAAGACAATTATGAAATTGTCAATGAACAATATAGGAGTTTACTTGCAACTGTAGGTGCTGATTCCGAATTATCAAAATCTAAAAAAGTTGAATTAGATAATGCACAAAATGAAGTATATAAATGGCAAGGAATTCTAGAAGAACAAAAGAAAGATGATAATACAGTTTATTTGTTCTTAGTTCCGGATGTTAATAAAAGAATTTCTGCTGCTCAAAACTATTATTCTTGTACATTAGATTCATTTCAACTTACAAACAATGAAAAGACTGCCATCTTGGACCTCATAGAGGACAGTGGACAAAGAATTATTACAGTGGATAATGCTATTATGACCCTAAAATATCCACGTTTTGTACTTAATCTAACATTAATAATTTATGAAGGATTTGACTTTGATTCTATAAGAGAATCTATTATTTCTAAAACATCTGAATATTTCTTAAAAAATACAAGAAGAGATAGAATACCTGCATCAGATATTGTTCGTATAGTTGAGGCTATTGAAGGTGTTGACTCTGTTTCAATTTGGTTTGACGCAGATAAAAACAATTTAACCATTTATGGTGATAGTTATGGATTAGATGATTATGGAGATATAATTCTAGAACGTTATGTTTATGATGCATTTGGAAATAAAGTCCCTGTAAAAGATATTTACCCATTAATTCGCGGAGGATTTGAATCTGTTAATGGAACTTATTATGATGATTCAACCGAAAAGAATAAATTATCAACTTTGAACATAAATCTTAGAGGAACAACTCCTATTGATTTTAATTCAAAGAATAATAAAACTATTGTAAGTAATATTTAATGAAAGCGAAATTAGTTAAAGAAAGTATGCAGAATATTTTATCTCCCAAATCAAGAGATGAAATTGTTAAGGATGTTGCATTAAATAAAGAGGTTTTAAATTACTTATTAGATAATGGATGGACATATACAGATACCTTTTCCACACCTTTTATGGGAGATGATAAAAAAGAAATCGTATATCATACATTTGAAAAAGAAGGAATTGAAGTATGCGTAAACAAATTTGATGACTTAAATGATTTAAAAAGATACATATCAGACACTCATTTTTAAAATTATAAAAAAGCATGAGAGCACAAAAAGTCAATGAAGCGTTAAAAGATATTCTTGTTCCTAAATCAAAGCAACAAATTAGGAAAGATATTAAAAGTATTAATGATCCACAACAAATATTAAGATTTAAAGTAAAAGAAGCCCCATTTATGCCAGAATATGCTGATGTAAAGGGGACTACAATGGGTGCATTTAATGAATTATATGGAAGATTTGTGTTGAAGAATGGTAAATTATCAAATACAACACAATCAATAGCCTATACAACTGTTGATAAACGTTAATATTAAAAAATGGCAGCAAATAATCAAATAAAAAATCCAAGAAAAGGTGTTTACGCAAGAAACACTTATAAAGTTCGCTTGCCTTATTTTTATCAGGCAAAGCATAATAACGATCAGTTTAAAAATTTAGGATATGATTATCGTGGAAAAATTTTACGAAGCATAACATCTCCTGAATTATGGGCCAATCCATTACAAACAGGAATGATAGGGCAAATTGAATCCATGATGACATATATATTAGAACAAGCAAAATCCATTAAAAAATGGTTATCAATTGCTCATGATAAAGATACTCTCTCAATCAATTGATATATAAAATAAAAATGAATTTTGTATATGTAACAACTAATTTAATAAATGGAAAACAATATGTTGGATCACATGATGGAAGTGAAAACGACGAATACTTGGGAAGTGGAAAAGTTTTTTTAAAAGCCTTAAAAAAATATGGAAAACAAAATTTTAATAGAAAAATTTTGGAATATTGTGATCCATTTTATAATGTTATATTAGAAGAAAAATATATTAAAGAATTAAATACATTAAAACCAAACGGATATAATTTAAGTCCAACAGGAGGACATGTTAGGGGAAAATTATCAAAAGAAACTATAGAAAAAATTAGACAAAGTAATTTAGGAAAAAAACGCTCCATAGAAACAAAACAAAAACTTTCAAAATCTTTAAGTGGACGAAAACTTTCTGAACAAACAAAGGAAAAAATGAGTAACTTTCAGAAAGGAAGAATTAAATCTGAAGAAGAAAGAAAAAATATTTCAGAATCAAAAAAGGGACAAAAAAATCCGATATATGGAAAAAATCCTTGGAACAAAGGAAAAACTGGATTTAAACATTCGGAAAAAACAAAACAAAAAATGAGAGAATCCCATAAAAGAAACTATAATTAATGAGACCAGAACTTTGGAGAATATACGATAAAAGAGGTAGTAACTTAAATTTAACTGCTGATTCATATATTAATTTAGAAATAGCTTCTGACGTTGGTCAAGATGCAGATGGTTATGCAGTTACAGATCCATCAGGAAATATTATTAAAACTGTAATAACCAATTGTGGATGGAATTATGATTCAGATACACAGGTTCTTATAGATTATACATTTAGTGAATTGGGTACTCCTTATGATGTTTCGGCTAATATCACATATAAAGATGTATCTGTATTTGACCCCGAAGCTAGAAATTCGCAAGCCATTGATACTATTACGATCAACTTTCCTGACTCTTCTGATTATATGTACCCTGCTGCGACATATATCGGTGCAATATTCTTGGATCCAATTTCGCAAGGTCTTGTTGAAACCCAACATTTAACTATTTTAGAAGAAATATCAACAAATGTTTTTGTTACTCCATATGATACTTCTAATTCAATTCTTATATTCAGAATGGTTGGAGAAGAAGATGTTATACAATTTTTTGATGTAGATCCACATTCACAAGAAATTATATGGACAGACGAATTAGTATATGATGTTAGTCAATATCAAATAAATCAAGGGATCCAATTAAATATTGGATTTAGATCTGATGATGAGGGTGTATATGAAAGAAAAATCATCGCCTATCATCGAGTAGGAGATCTTGATATTCCTCTTGTAGAAATAATTGTTAACGCTCAATCTATTGGACAAGATGAAAGACTTGATACATTAATTCAAAACTTTGGGTTATTTAATCCAAAGGCAATTCCTACATTATTTAAAGAAGCTGATATAAATGAAGATATGCCTGATTGGCAGTTATTAAATTACAAATCAAAACACATTATATTAGAGCATGATAAAATTATGCCATTTATTGGTACATATAAAGGACTTATAAATGCAATAAAATGGTTAGGATATGATGACATTTATGTTAAGGAATGGTTTAAAGATGTAAAAGAAAATAAACGATTATCACTTTATGTTCCATACGATGCAGATGGAAGAAAAAGAACAATTAAATATTTTACTCCTGAAGAGAGAAAGAATCTTAAGAAATTAAATCAACTATCTCTATGCTATTGTATTACAAGAGAAACTGGGGAAGTTGATGAATGGGGAAATCCTATTACTGAGAATTGTTATGAATACAATTTAAATGAAATTCTTTTAAAACTCTATTCGTTAAAAACGTGGCTAGAGAAAAATATTATCGGAGTTAATGCCCGTATTTATGATTTAACTGGAGAAGGAATTTATTTTGAAAGATTTCAAAACTTAATTTATGGAACTTCGAATACAGGAACAGAGGGTATTTATGAGCAATCATTAACTCCTGCAACTGTTTATCCAAACTCAGAATTAGTAACTGGAGATGCAAGCATGTTGCTCACATTAAAGGAATACAATCAACAGAACACCATTCAAGATATAAATTGCACATTACTAGAGTTAGCGAGATTTGGATGGGATCCATGCAATGGATTATTCTCTCCTGTTGATTATTATAATCTTCCTTATGTAGATCCATCAGCCGTATTCTTTGGATCTCCATTTATTGCGCCATTTAAAGATCTTTATGATATTCAATGGAAAGTTACTGTTGAAAAAGAATATGGTGTTTTAACTAGTCACTTTGTAACTAATCCATTATTCATTTATGAAAATGAAATAAAATTCTATAATACTTTTGACACATCAACTATATTTAACGATGACGCAATAGTTCAAATAGAGCAAGGATTTTTAAGAGATCCAAGTATAGATGAATGGGTAAATTCAATTGCATATTCAATTTATCAATCTGATGCATCTGTTGATTCTTCATTAGGTTCATTTGTTTTTGAATCCTCAATGGGAATAAAACAATATACATGGCAATTTACATTAATGCCAGATGTAAACCCAATGATACAATACGCATTTGATGAAAATTATAAAGCTCCGTTATTGACAATTAGTGGATATAAATGGACTGATGTATCGGGAAATACCCATACTTTAGATAAACCATATTATTTGGACATAATCGATGGAGCAATATTTATGTCAGTAGACGCATCATCAATTCCTGGTGGTTTATTGATCGGCAATGAAATTCCTGTTGGAGATACATCTATCGAATATACTACAGTTAAAGCAGGATTAGATTTTAATTATGATACATCATTAGATGAACAACAAATAAAATTAAGCGTTATTTATATTGGGCCAAGACTTCCAATATTCAATTATGATCCGGCAGAAGCATCAACGCTATATTATAATCCAGAGGCTCCCATTACAGTTGTAGAAGATAACAGTGTTTATCAAATGAATGTCAACTATACTGGAGATTACGAAGTTCAAATTTATGGTTGGAATGGGCAAAATAATATGTTCTTCAATATCGGAACAAGACCTTATAATGTATGGCAAAAATATCCAAAAATATTTGCTTATCAAGATACTTCTTGCTTCAATTATTGTTCGAGTACAATCATGCCTTTAAGTGAAGCAAGTACATTAATTTACGAAAATAAATTTCCAGTATTTGATCGTCAAATTCCACTTCAAAGTCTTGAACTTCAATATGATATTGATGGAAGACCTTATATATTAGTTCCTTCAATTACATATTTCCAAGATGTTCCAGAACCAGGATCAATAGCTCGATTCTATAATCTAACTGAAAGAATATCTGATATTTCTGGAAGTACAATTATTATTGATGAAGATTTTCAAAGATTTTATGAAGGTGATGATATTCGCATTGTTCATTTCGATAAGGGAAAATATTCATTTATTACCGAAACAAGCGCAAGGATTACGTCATTAACAAACATCGATGCAGATACAGTACAGTGTGATTTAGATTCAACACCACCAAATTTTGTCATCGATGTATCAACAGAATGGTACGTTTTAAACAATACTGAAAGGGGAGTTGCAAATGGAGTAAATGACTTAGGAAATAAAACATTTACATGTGACATTTCTTCATATCAATTTGAAGTAGGTCAAATGGCTGCTATCCTTATTTTAGATAATAGTACTGGGTATACATATGGATCGTCATTTAAAACATTATATGTAGACGGATCAATTCATGAATTTGAAGGAGTGGTTCCAGAATTCGTTATTGACAATCCAGGAAAATATACATTAACAGCTAAACATGCTTATTCAGCATTTGCTGATTTACAAATAGATGTTAGTGATGCATTTGAAAGCTTAAATAATTTCCATGTTTATTTAGATGATACTTATTGTCATCAGTATTTCTTAGACAATACATTTGTTTTTGTAAATATTTTATTTGACCAAGATAGAGTTATAAGACAATGGTACGATCCATCAGATAATTTATTAAATTCTGATTTATATGGATTCAATCAAGCTATTGAATTAGATATAAGTACATTAGTTATATTTAGAGCTGAATATGACACAAGCAATTATATGCTTGATCAAAAAAATATTTGGGAAATAAGAGAACATAATACAAATGATCTGATAATGAGAGTTTATAATACTGTCGTCCCATATATATTTAATGAAGCTGGAGATTATGATATTAAGGTTGAAGCATATGATAAATATGGTAACTTAAAGACACAAGTATTTGAAGGACTTGTGAAAATAAATGGATGATAGACGACCACATGAATTTTCTCCAGAAGAAAGTTTAGGAGATATATTTTTTCCAGTTGAATCAAAAAATTGGAGACGCCCACGCACGTTAACTCTTCAAAATTTAGGTGGAATTTTAAGTATTAAGCTTTCTGAAGAAGTATTAGCTGAAAGAAATGTCACTGCTGTTCAATATGTAAATCAAGAAGAGAACCCAGAATTACCTCCAAATACATTTGCAATTAATACAAGGACACATATTGCTGTAGATGATAATTACATTTATGTGTGGGTTCCATCATTGAATAGATGGAAAAGGGCAATGTTATCTATTTGGGATATTGAAGCTCAATAACAAAACGCTGATGCCCATCCCTAAATGTTTTAGATGTTATTACGAACTTATCAGACCATCCCATTGCTTGCAATATTTTTATCATCGAAACGGCCATAGCCTTTGATTCGACTGGGCCATATTCATTATGATTTTTAAATGCTCTTATGACACCTTTAATTGATATTTGTGGGAACTTTTGTAGTTCTTTAAATATTTTATTAAATGCATCTTCATTATTATCGTAATAATAAATTAAATATTCGCGATTTTTATAATCGCTTGTGGCAATGCTCTCAAGTATTTCTTCTCTTGATTTTGGTTGAAATAAAGACACCTCACAAATTTTTGCCAAAATAAACAAAAATAATGAGATTTAAAAATTTTATCGTTTTAGCAGTGTGATTATTTCGTAGTAATTACTCCTTTCATGAGGGAATGTACAATCTTTGCAATTTTGGTAATCTTTGTACTTTTTATGAATACATAATTTTCTGCCATATAACGGACAATAACAAAAAAGACAATTGATTTCTTTCATGTTTGGATGGCATGGATAATATTCACATTGTCTATTTTCAAAAAATTTATAACTATTCATTTCTTCTTTTAAATGAATGGGCGGGTCTTGGCTTAGCTTGATTCTGTTCTCTTATTTTTTCTAATACTTCAACAGCAAGTTCCTTTGGATTATCAGGAATTACAATTGGTTCAAAAAATTGTCTTGATGAAGTTCCAATATCAACAGCCATATTTGGAATTTTTTTACTGACGTGCCAATCAACAAGAAATTTAAATGGCCCGATAACAGTTTCTAATACTATGACTCTATATTGTTTTTCTTCATTAAATTCCCAATCCGTAACAGAACCTTGTAATTTTCCATCAAATAATTTATCAAATTCAAGAACAAAATTCATCCAATAATCAAATTCTGGTTCTCCCTTTGATTCAATATTTGTTTTAATTTCATCCCATTGTTTAGGACGAAAAATATCAGTTAATGCTTCGTATATGAATTTGGCTTTCATATTTGATTAGATTTCCCCTTTTCTGGATATTTTTTAATTTTCCAAAGTCTTTTACTAACATAGTTTCTCGCTTCTGAATATTCTAAAAATATTTTTTCTGGTCTATATGAATATTCTTGTTTAGTATAATCTAAATTTTCCATAGTTTCAGAAAGTTTCTCTGCATCTTCTTTTGTTAAAACTCTTGCAACTCCATTACTTCCTCTAAAAACATAAAATCCATAAACTATGTACTCTAAATGTTTTCCACCAATAGTTACTGTTTGAGTTCCTACTATGTTTGCACCAAGATCCTCTAATTGTTTCCATGTATTTAAAAATTCTTTAGATGTGACGCTCCAATCTTTGGGCCAATTTTTCTTAATTTCTTCTTTAGATTTTGGTTTCAGTATATCTTCAACCCCTTCATCAATTTTTTCTTCTTTTTCTCTATTAATCCATTTTTGAAGTTCTTTATCTTGGGCGGCCTTTCCTTCGGGGGTTTCTCTCCACTCTTTATATTCTGGATTTTCCCATTTAAATGTGTTTCCTCCATAATTAGGACTATGAAATTCAGGGGATTGTTTAACTCCCATTCTTAATCTAAAGACTAATTCTCTTACTTGAGAAGGATATAAATACGCATGGTCTTCACTAATATGGTATTCGTGCTGTTCATATGAATATTGTTTGTGTGTTTGTATCATGGACATAGCATCTTTCTTAGTTAAAGTTTTTCCAAATCCCCAATTACCTGAAAATACAGTATATACTTTAATGGTCATTTCATTAATACGCAAACTATATAGCTCAAGAATTTCAACACCGAAAGATTCTAACTCTTCTGCATACTTCTTATATTTTTCCCACGACATTTTATGTCTTTCTCTAAAAGCCGCTTGTATTTCTTCTTCGTTTTTAGGTCTTAAAACATCTTCTATGGATTCATATACTTTTCTAGCCTTCATTTCTTTAGCTTTGATAATATTTTTAATGCATCTGTATTTGACACGTATAAATCGTAATATGATTGTTTAACCTCATATTGAAATTCATTTCTAGCCCCAATATCTAATCTGGGTTTTAAAAAATCAACAATTTCATTAGCTATTTTTTGTGTTACGACTGTAGCTACAACTTCCCATTGATACCCATTTGATGATCTTTTAACTTCCCATGGCGCAATTGCTATCGCATCTGCTTCTCCCATACCAGGTACTGAGAAATGTTCAATTTTAGCAGAAATATCTTTGTCATGTAATCTTTTTAATGTTTTTTGTAAATCAGAATAAGATATTCCAAATTGATTCTTAAAATCGGAACGAATTTGTTTTTGGGTTTTTCCTTTTAATATATCGTCTATGGATTCGTTTACGAACATCTATCGATTTTATTTTATTTATTCAATTATCCAACAGGATAAGGGCTAAATCCAGGAAATCCATAAGTCTTAGCACCAGTAGGTGTAAAATCTTTAAATAGGAATGCAATCCATGGTAGATTAGTAGGCTTTAAATTTTGATATTTTGGGAAAGGATCTTTTGTGACTATTGTAGGCATTGCTGCTTTTAATGCCGCTTTATATTTCTTCCAATTCACAATTGAGTTCTGCATTTTACTATTGAAGTTTTTTGTCATAAAATCATCACTTTTCACCTTAAATTTTTCAACAATTGGATTTAAAACTCCTGTGTTTATATTGTCATTTAATTCGTCCTTTATTAAAATGACAGGTTTTGGATTTTTAATCGTTAATGCAAAACTAGCTGAATTTGGTTTTGTAGATATAGGAAGAGGTGCTAACATTGGATCTATTTTTGCAATCAATTGATCTAATTTTTCAAATTGTTTATTTATTGCTTCCTCTGATTTCTGTATAGCTTTTATCGTAGGGTCTGGAAAATCTTTTACTGATCTTCCAGAATACGCGTCATAAACAATCTTATATTTAGTCTCTAATGCAAACCTATTCAATTTAATGGTAGCAATTCGTTCTGTTAAAATTAAATTTTGTTCCGTCCATGCAGCAAGTTGTTTAACATAAATCACTTCACTATCTTCTAAAGTTCTATCTCTTTTTGGCTTCTCTTCTTTATGTTCACGTTTTCTTTTAGACACTTCATCTAATTCAACAGTTAAATTGTCTATTTCAGCTTTAGTTTTATCTAAATATCCTTTTAGTGTTACTTGTTTAAATTCTTTCAATCCCTTAGTTAAAGGTTTCTTTAATGCTTCCACATTTTTTCGAATAATGGTTGCAGGATCCGCCACGGGAACATGATGTTCAGAAGATAAATTTCCAAATAAAACCCACGGAAATGGATAAATTCCTGTAATGGAAATACCTAAAACGATAAATCCCCAGTTTAATGCGAATGCCTTAATAGGAATATAAACAACAGGAAATGGGATAGGACCTATTGGAGGAGGTAATCCTGTAGACCAAGATTGTGCTGGATTTGTTATTCCAATTAATGTTGCAATAGCACAATATTTTAACCAATATTTCATATCTCCAAAGCCGTGTTCTGAAGCAGTAAAATCTTCATCATCGGATTCAGGACATGTTCTTTCTTTTCCTATTCCATAAAATCTATATTTGTCGTCATCAATGTCAATAATCGAATATGTTGTAAGAGAATTTCCAAGGTCATCAAGTTCTTTCATCACTTGATCTATTTCTTTTGGGATTTCATCATATCGTTTCCACAAATTATTGCAAAAATTTTGTATGTAATTTCCTTCTTTTTCAGTTGCTTGATATTTGTTTAATTTTGTTTCGTATTTGTTTTCTACCATTTGTTTAATTTCAAGAGAAAAATTAAACATGAACATTATTCGTTTAATTAAAGATGTTTTATCAGTTTCAGACAAATCTTTATTTTTCTTTTCTAAAGAAATTACATATGCTTCAACTTCCGAAACTTGATTATTCGATTTGTATCTGTTGTTCATTTCTTTGAAGAAATCAGGAGTTACATGAAAGAAGGTTCCTTTGGCCAATTTTTGACAGTAATCATTTATTCTTCCTGCTAATTTCTTTTCATCCCATTTGTCGACAAAATATCTTTCAACCATGAATTTATAAATCTCATCTCTAAATGGAACTAATGTTTTGCTTTGATCGAAATTGGCCATAAGTTGACCATAAAGATCAAAATAATATTCTAATAAAGCAAACTCAGATTCTTTTGGGAGTGTAACTTCAGATTGATTTATAGCTGACGAAGATATTATTTTTAATTGACCATAAAATTTATCATCTTCCTTATCCACTTCTTCTTTAATTTTGTAAAGTTCTTCGTTATTAGCTTTTTTCTTTACATTATCTTCTCCAGTTATTTTTTGAATGTTTTTGTCATAACTCTTTTTGACATTCTCTAATTGCTTTTGGGCTACATCCCATCTTTCTGTAATACCACCTTTTGAAAATAATATCTTTAAGCGTTCCGCTGCACTTATCGAAGCATCAATAAGTGGAGAGCTTTTTAACATGACAGGAAACAAAGAATTAACATAATAATCTTTCAAAAAATATTTCGTATCATTTAATTCTTGATAAAGGTCTTGACTCTTTTGCATGAGCTCTTCAAGATAAGTATTCTCAGGGTCACTTATGTCATCCAAGTAAATCTGATTATTTAGTATTTTGGCCACTATTCCATCAACCGGAGAGTAAATCCTAGAGCCTCCAAGAGTCCCCAGAGGGGTTCTAGTTGTAACCATTTGGTCTTTAGTTACCAGTATATTAAAATTCTTTGAAGATTGATTGTCAATTATGGCTTTTGTTGCAATTTCATTACTATCTTTTTCATCAATCACTAATTCTTCTGCAGCAGGTTCTAAATCACAATTTTCTAATCTTGTAACATCAAGTTTAAGTTCAATAGGTTCATGCACCACGGCAACGTTATCTGGATCTACAGGACAATCAAGTGAAATTTCAAATGGTTTAGAAATCACACTTACATCAGGGGTTTCGATTTGTACATCACATAATAAAGATCCAACATTTTCAGAAAATGCTTCTGTTGAAGATTTTTGATATTTTTTTCTATTTGCAATATAAACCGAAGCCGCAAGTAATGACCCCACAATTATGGCATCCAAAGATTTTAAAGAGGCAATCATTACATCTATTTGTTGTCCTATTTCTTTTATTCCTTCTTTAGATTCGGTTTTTAGATTTTGTAATGCTGCTTTTTCTTCTTCTAAATTTGGCTTTAGATTTTGCATTTTTTGTTTTTGTTCTTGTAAAATAGCAGCAACTAATCTTAATTGACGTTGAAGATATTTTCCTCGATAAGGGGATGGATGATCATTTTGATTTAAGAATTCTTTTACTTTAAGTATTATAGAATAAACCATAAAAACCCAAGGAAGAGTTCCTTTAATCTTGTTTAATGTTTCATTAAGCTGACTTAAATCAAATTTTTTAATTTTACTATCAAAATCACTTTGTTGCTGGGCAATTTTAAGAAAATCATCACCCTCTAATTGATCTAATAACGGTGAAGTTTGAAAATAGTCGGGGTCTTCACATTCTAAAACAATCTCCGAAACTAAAGCATTATCTAAATCATTGGAAGCAAACTTTGATACTCTTCTTAAAAGTCTATCATTTTTAACATATTCTAATATATCATCATCAGTAAAATCTTTAGAGAATTTTTTATCTAAAAGAGCTACAGCTTTCTTTTGAAGTAAAGATTTAAGCTGATTTAGTAAGGGATTTAAAATGGCAAGCGAAGCAGTTCGTAAAAGGACTAAAGCTTTTGGCTTACTGAAGAACTCTTGGTCACTTTTAACTGCTTTATTAAAAACTCCATAGATGAATTTTTTTATTATATCTGATATTTTTCCCATGCAAATTCAACCTTTTTAATAGATCTTAGTAATTTAGGATAATCAAAAAATATTATATTCATTCCATTAAAATCTGTGGGATAACCCCATGCCAATTTTGCAACGGGATTTACGCGATATGACATATTTTCATATGTTAGAGGATGCTCGGCTCTTGCAACACTATTTCTTTGTGAATGTGATTTTTCGTCTATTATGTTTGTTAATTTTTGAATTTCTTCAAATCCTTTAGATTCTTCAATTATGAATTCAACACTTCCAGGGTCGGATCCCATAGCCGCGCATAAATCTTCTAATTCTTGACATACGTCAGGATCTTCATCTATTGTTTGATCTATAAACTCTGCTACATTTTGTGTTTCTTCTAAATTTTCAACAAGTTCAATAACCGATTGTTTAATATCTTCTATTGATTTAGGTTTTAAAATATCAGAAATAGATTCATTTACTCCAAAAAACTTTTTAATAAAATCATCAGGAACTATAAATAACGCAAATCCATCAGAATTTCCTAAATATGAATATTCTTTTCCGTAATAACCCCATTTAAATACATCGTTATCTCCGAAATGTTTCCATAATGGGTTGTCGCCCCTTACGCCATTTTTAATATTTAAATCCCCAAAAAATCTTCGAAGACTATCTAAGTCTCCAAAATTAGCCCAATTAAATTGTAATGCCTTTAATGGTCTTTTTGTTTTAATATTTTTGGTTGATTCAATAATAGTTTCTTTGGCCTCTTTAGTTATATCAATTGTTTGATAACCACCTGGTAACGATTTGGATTGAAGATAGTCAGGTGTTGCATACTTAGACCATTTAGGATCTTTAACATAGAGATCCCTTTCAAAATAAAAGTCTTTGAAATATTCGTCTAAATATGGATATGTTAAAAATTCGGTTTGTAGTACATTAAAATTATATTTTTGTTTAAAATGTGACATGATAGATTGAGGATCTTTCGGCTTTAAAACATCTTCAAGACTTTCTTTAACATAATCAGCAGGAACATCTCCAAAATCTTCTGTGTCCGGCTCATTAAATTGTTTATCTAATTTCATTAAGTCTTTTTTAAATTCCTCATAGCTTCTTACAATACCAGCAACCATAAAATCATTTCTATTTTCTGGGCTTCTCATCCAAATATTAAAAACATCTATTCCTGCCCAATGTTGTTTTGAAAAAGCAATATAGTATGCAAGTCGATGATAAAACAATTGAAACAAACCATATTCGGTTCTAAATCCTTTCTTTCCCCAATAAAACCTAGCATTTGGAAAATCTTGCTTTAATTTTTTCCAGAAATCTTTTACTTGCCAAGGTAATTGAGCCCATGATTCTTCATGACTTTTTCCTTTTAGAATATCACTCATTCCCTCATCTAATCCAATTTCTTTATGAACAAATTTTGCACCTAAATCTGTTTTCAAAGAAGGTTTATAATGATAATCAAGATTTTCTTGCTTAATGTATTTCATAAGTCTTGAACCAAATCCTTGTCTTCGGAATTCTGGACGTATAAAAATATCGCTAATAGTTAGTTCATCATCATATAAAACATATTTGACAACGCCAACTATTTGATCGTCAACAAAAATTCCTGCCTCACAATTTATTTGGCCTGAATATGCATCTAAAACTTCATTTGAATAAGTTATATTCATGCTTTAAAATTATGTCCTAACCATAATGCTTTTTTGATCAATTGAATCTCTTCCCATGGCGTTTCATCTAATGGATAATTTTGTTTTTCAAATTCATCTAGCATTCTATCCATCAATTCCATGTTTTGTCCCCATGGTTCGATTTCGCTTTCGGTTGATCTCCAATCTTCATCTAAAGATTCTTTAACGAATTTCATATAGTGTTGTTATTTTATTTACTTATTAAAACATTAGTACTTGTTGCTGCTTGTTTTGCTTGTTCTACTAAACCTACATTCACTCCAGGTGTTGCAGGCATCTTTGCATCTATAGCAGTGGCCATCGTTGAAAGTAATGGGAATAAAACTTCTGCCAAAACCGCGTGACTGTAAGGACCTGGCCCTACTTTTGTCGTTTGATTTCCTGCAACTTTTACTTCATCTGCTACAACTTCAACCTTAGCTGCTGCTGAAATATTTATTTCATTTTTTGTAACTATGCGTAATTTATCTCCTTCAAGTTGTATTAAAGAATCCTGATTAGCATGTTGAATTGTTATCATAGAATCAGGGGCTATTTGTATAAATGATTCTCTATAATAAATCTGAAACCCACTATTTCTCTGATAGATCATAGTTAATTCTTCA